TGCTTCATTAAAATCAGTATATGTTTGTGGAAAATATTGTTTAGTAAAATCTATCAAGTTTCGTTTAAACTGGGTAAAATCTTTTCCTAAATATGTTACTTCTTTTTTTGCTTCCATGTCATCGTTTCTTATGTAATTGATAATACACCATCGGTATCTGCGGTTATTGTAATGCTAGCTGTGCTAAAATTATCAACATAAAATGATAATGTTATTTTAACATTATGTTGTAAATTAGGATCATCTTCATTTGTTATTATATCTAAAGTATCTATAGTAATATAAGGTAACCAGTAATTTATTGGTTTTGTTAATATATCAGAAATTTCTTGTTTTAATGCCGAAACATTTGGCTGAAATATAATAGCTAATAAATCAGTTCCAAAATTTGGCTCCATATATCGCTCACCCTTACGAGTTAATAATAATGTTTTTAAATTTTGAATAGCTTGGGTATCTGAATTATATATAGGACTAAACATAGGAGTTGTATCAGCAGACGATACTCCTAATCCAATTGGAGCTATATTACTAACAACAGAATTAATATTAATGATCTGATATGACATTAATTACCTTTTTTATTATTTATTGCTTTCATTAAAGCTGAATAATCTCTAGTTAACGCTCGTTGTACTTCCGGAGCAACATCATATACCTTACCAGTTTCAGGATCTTCCATATTAGTTGGTGCAGTTTGCTGTCCATTTTGACGCATCATACCAAATCCCTGTGCATCTGCTGACGAAAATCTTAATTCATCCATTCCTTCATTCATTAATTCAGTATATGATTCTAATGCATTTGAAGACTCGGATATCAGATCTGTTTCATTTAATACATCTGCCCATTTGTTTTCACTAAATTGTGGTCTTTTACTAGATACTGGAGATTTAGTTGGGGCAGCTGACATAGTTGCTTTAATTGGAGTTTTTGGTTGTGCAATTTCTGAAATAGTAGATTTTAATCCTTCTTGCAATATTTCAGTTAATTCTTGCTTAATCACAGTTTTTAGTTCTTCGCGAACTACTTTACGTAATGCTGTTATAAAAGTTTTTTGGTCCATAGTACTTATTTTTATATAAATATTGTAATTATTAATTTACGGGCTATTCCCAATTGGTTATTGACATTTTTGGTCCATATATAATAGATGTTGTTGTATCTATATAATAATCACCTACTTTACCTAGATCTAATGACGGTAAGCCAGCATCCTGATATACTTTGCTAGGTGCTTCTTCCAATGACGTTAGCAAGTCTCTTTGTTGGGTTATAAGGTCATGTATCGTAATTGATCTATAATCTAAATCGTCATTTGATACATTGTCGTCATTGTAAAAGTTAGTTGCAACTAAATCATTATAATCACCACCAAATCCATCACCACCAAATCCATCACCACCTGAGCCATCACCACCTGAGCCATCACCACCTGAGCCATCACCACCAGAGCCACCATTCACTGCACTATTAGGTAATTCAACTGTCGGTACATCACCATTACATACATTAGATAATTTTGATATTGCTGATGTTAGTGGAGGTATTATAGTTTGTAATTTACCAGTTAATTGTGCCGGTACTCCTGCAAATTGCTTTAATGATGCAATTGCATTTACGATAGTAGCATCTTGAATAGCCGTTAGTTGAGTTGCAATAAATACCGGTGCAGTTACTGGATTACTTAATTGAGCTATAGTAATTGCAGTTTTAACTCCCTTTGCAATAGTTACCAATTTCTTAACCGATTCGATTGATTTTTGTATTTTAGGAATTTGAGCTTGTACTTGTGTTAATTGTTTTTGTATAGCTGCTAATTGAGATTTCATGTGCTCAACTTGCGGATCATCGCATTTTATATTAGCCGGCATTTTAGTTGAATCTTGTACAACTTTATTTACTTGAGTTAATAATTTATCAGTTTGGGTATCTATTTGTTTTATTATTATATCAACCGCTTTACCTGGTAATTTAGGTATAAAATCTAATGGTGGAACTATTGATGCCATAACGAATCCTTAATATGTATTTTTTTGTATAAAATATTTTGAACTTAAAAGCTCATTTAATAATGTTTGTGCGTCTTTTGCATATGATGCATTATTAATATATCCGCCAATTGGGGCTAGAGTATCTCCAATTTGAACACTAGACTGTAATTGATTAATAATTTTTTGTAATATCTGCAATAATACTTGGCCATGTACCATTGATTCATTTGCTTCATCATTTCCTAATTTAACTTCACCTGTAGTATTCAATATAATACCAATTGGCGAATCTAAAACTACAACATCTGTTTTAGCTTTAAGAACAATTCGATCAGCAACCCCGATAAATTGTGATTTTGCAAATTCAGATTCATTAGGATAAATACAACTAAGTGAATTTCTTTTTTCAGCATTACCTAATAATAAATTAGGAATTTTTTGTGTGCTAGTTAAATATAATGATGCATTATCAGTTTGAATATCTTCAGATACAAATTGTTTTTGTGGAAGATTTTTTTGTCCATTTGATAATATAATTATCGGATCTCCTTGTGCATTAGCCCCTTTCCACGGAACTGGTATGTTATAATGATCTTGTGGCCCAGTTAAATCAATTGTACTGCTAAAACGTATACTATTACCCCATCTACCTTCAATTATTAAGTCGCCTTCATATGGCTGTAAAGGGGAAACTGACTTGCGATCGAAATTTTTACCTGGTTTAATTTGATCAATCTTTTCTTGAGATAACGAATCAGATATTCCAGGTAACATGTTTTCGTTCATTGATGATTGCACATCAATCGATGTTATATAATACCAAACTTCCCGGCGTTTAATCGATGTAGATTCCTGATTAAATGTTTTATAAATCAAAACAAATTCACCAACCATTGGAATTTGTTTAATATTAATATTAGATGGTTTAGCTAAAATTATTTTTTGATTAAAATATTTACTACATGATCTAACACGCAATGCAAATAATTCTGAAACATTGCTATTATCTTTATCTGGACCTATATAGTTATAAGTACGATCATATTCTAAAACTTCTGCAACATCAAACTCAACGCCATTTAACATTATTCATCCTTACTTAACTTAGACTTTGCCGCATTAATACGATCATTTAATAATGTGTCTTCTTGATTGATACTATCAATTTCATCTTCCAATTCCGCGGATAATGTAGTTTCTGCCAATCTTAAAAGTTGTTCTTTTTCTTCATCACTCAATAAACCATCGGCACCCGATATGGTTTGTTTGGTTGAAATGTAACGTTGAACAATCGCTGTTAATTTAACCAAGTGGTCATCATTCTTAACAGCGACATCTAAATATTCTTTAATTAATGGGACAATGACAGTTGCATCCGACGCATTGCGAATTAATGGTTGCAACTGTGCTATAAGCTGATTTATTTGTCTATCTTTTTTTTTGGAATTATGATAAACATCGGACATTAAATCAGCAAAACTGGTTCCTTTAAATAATTCATCGTTTTTGTCCATATGTAAACTCCTTTAATATAAATATCAAAAAGGCAATTTCACAAACTCTTCTCGTTCGTATTCAATAAACTTTTCGGTATATATTTGTTTCAATGTTTTAATAACACGAGTAATATTGTTTGTTTCTAAACCGGTACGTTCTCTTATAAAAATATACAAAGCTTTTTTATTGAAGTCTTCGATATTTTCTCTAGTTTCAAAAATATGAAGTACTGAATCTGCTACATGAATATCAGTAGAGTTAGTAAATATATAATTTAAATTTTCATAACAATAATCAATATAAGCATCCATAAAATATTTTAATGTCTCACGCATTTCGATATTATGCATTTCTGTGATTATATTTCTTTGTTCATCAATATCTAATTCTGTTTTATCAGATTTCAATTTACTATAAGCTTTTTGGTTCTCAGCTATAATATAATTAAAAGTAGTTCTAGTATAATATGAATATGCTTTTCCTGCATTTGGATTAAACTTGTTTAATCGTTCTGTCAAATATGTTACAATGTCAGCCTGCAAATCTAAGAATGATGAATCAATGTATGCTGGTTTCATTTTATTAATCAAATTCTCTGACAGTTTCATGAAAGCCGGATAAATGAATCTACGATATATTTTTTCTCGTAATATTGCATTATCTTGTACTCGATTATATGCTAATATTCCTAATTCGGTAATTTTTGTAAAGTAATTATTACTTTTCTTCGCTCGCTTCGCCATTGAATTGATCTTTAAGTTCGGTTATTGTTTGTAATAGTAATTGGAAAGTGGTTCCGGTTTCATCTTCTGCTTCAAATGCACCTTTATGATCTATTTCCTTAAGTGTATTGTATGCATCTACGATCTTACCGTACATGTATTCATTAGTTAATTCTAATTCTTCAATATATTCCTGAGCATCTGATACAGCACCGGCCAAGTAATATGCTCGATAACCTAAATAACAAGCTACTGCAATACTCAATATTAATAATATGGATAATGTTATCATAATTAGTCGTTAAAGGCTTTAAAAATATCTGTTAATGATTTTTCAACATCTGGATTATTTTCTGCTAAGTTTTTTAATCCGTTGCTTTTAGTTGCTTTACTTTTTTCTACAACCGGTTTAGGTGTATTTGATTTAAAGTTTCTCCAACGCTCGTATTCAATTTGGGATGCCATATGATCTGCATGGTGCAATAGTAAGGGTAAATTCGTTTTTAATTTAGCTTGAGCCGATCTAGCAACGAAATATGGTTTATTTGCATCATCATACATACCATCATGTATCTTAATCGATTGATATTCGGTCCATGACAGTTTAACATCATATTCTTGTAACAACCAAATTGATAAATCTGGTACCATTGCAAACGGAATATTTTGATTATGCTTATACATTTTACCTTGATTCTTACGATGCCAATCTGAAGTTTCTACTTGATATACTTCATTGCCTTCGCCTGGAAATCCTATCTTACCTAAATCATGATGCATTGCCGCAAACACTAATTCTTCTTTAGTATAACCTGACATATCAGATCCCATTGCGGTCCAAGTAAAGTGTAATGATTCAGCACATTGAATAACTCGAAGTATATGATCTACATAACCTCCGGCAAATGCATTGTGATAATGTTCTACTCCTGAAGCCGGCATAAATACCATTCTTTCTTCGAACTCATCATACATTTTGTTTAATGCAACTTTACGAGTAGGAAACATTGTATTGACAATTGCTCTATATTCTTCCCAATTCGATTTGATTTTTTCTGCTTCTAACATAACTTATTTTTTAGATTTTTTTAACTTTTTAGGTTGATCCGGCAAATACAATACTTCACCATTAACTAATCGATGCACACACCTAGAACAAGTAACAGCTTCTGCTGCAAAATCAACTCGTTCGCAAATAGCACCACAATATTTACAGGCTAACTGTTTAAAACTTACGCGCCTTGCAACTGATTTTGAATTTTTCATTCTCTATCAATATAATATAATACCGATTCTATTTTTTTCATTGCCGCAGCTAAATTGGTTAATACAGATGCTTTATCTGAATTGTCTGCTTGGATTGCTCTACCAATACTTAAAATGATATCACGTGCATCTGTTGCATCATCGGTAATTTTGTTTTTGTACTTGTAATGTGCCATAACTTTTACTTTTTATTTATTAATAATTAAACCTTAGATCTATCACATATATTATATGCGTATCAACCTTTTATATATAATATAAATATAATTAACCTAAAATCAGAGCATTTTTTTGTGATGA